TATCACTCAGCACCACAGATAGGAATGATATGGGAGAATTAACACTCAAGTCTTTTGGAGTATTACAGCATGCCAATAATGGTGACGACCCTGTTACCATAACGGTTTATGCGTGGGCTAGTGACGTTGTTCTAACTATGCCTACGAGTATTACTACCTTAACTGCTGCAGATTATACTCCCCAATCTGGAAATTTAAATTCTGGAGATGAATATGGGAAGGGGATTATTTCCGCGCCTGCGTCAGCAATAGCGCATGCAGCCGGCAAACTCAAAGATGTTCCTACTATTGGACCATACGCGAGAGCCACCGAGATGGTAGCTAAGGGAGTAGGGGACCTTGCTACACATTGGGGGTATTCTCGGCCTCCAATTGTTACTGATATCGTGTTGCAAAAGCCTTCACCAGCAGGCAATTTATCTAACACTGATGCAGCCGATGCAGTTAACAAACTGTCGTTAGATTCTAAACAAGAGTTGACCATTGATTCTCGGACAGTAGGATTAGATGGAGAGGATCAGATGGACATAGCGCGCTTCGTGCAACGTGAGTCCTTTCTTGATCGCTTCACTATGAATTCTAATGAGGGTCCTGATACTCTTTTATGGAATTGTAGGGTTACACCAAATCTTTATGGAATCCAAGGTGATGAGATGCACCCCACGCCTATGGCTATGATGGCTCAGGCATTCGAAAAGTGGCAGGGCACTATCAAATACAGATTCCAGATCATCAAGTCGAACTTTCACAAGGGAAAACTGTTGATCAGGTGGGATCCTAGAGCAAATGATGCTAACATTCAATACAACACTGTTTATTCTCGGGTCATTGACATTGCGGAGTGTGATGATTTTGAGATTTGTGTTGGTTGGGGTCAAGCAGCTCCTTTCTTGCTATGCGATCGTATGCGTCCAACGGATACATTATTTGATGGCGATACAAGATTGCTTAACGACACACTAGGACGTTACAATGGGGTTTTGGAAGTCTCAGTTGTTAATAATCTAGTGGCACCTTCTACCGACACACCAATTCAATTCAATGTCTTCGTATCGGCGTGCGATGATATGAAATTTGGAGAGGTATCACCTAGTAAGTTGAAACTATATGGGCTCTGGCCTACACCTGTTGAAGCTTTAAGGGGAGCTTACACTCCACAGTCGGGTATTGTAGACGCAGCAGCTATGGCTGGCACGTCAGAAGGTAATACGGATGTACCTACAAATCCGGATCCTATTCAACCTATTGCACCAACTGGTGTGGTAGCGGATCAAACAATGAATGTCTTTTTCGGAGAATCACCCAAATCCATTCGAGAATTGCTTCGACGATATGTACTACACCGAGTAGATGTACGAGAAGCTTCGCAATCCAGCAATTCAAAATTTTTGAAGATTAAAGACAAAGGGTTAGGCCTATTTCCAGGCTATGACCCAGACGGTGTTGATACAGTGGACGCCAATCCATGCAACATTTCCGTCACTACGTTCGCTCAGTGGTTCGCCCCGTGTTATGCGGGTTGGCGTGGAGGAACGCGAACGAAATATATGTTTGGTGGCAAAACTGACTCCAAACCAGTCGTAACTCGTATCGGTTTCGATTCAGGACAACGTTATACGGAAATCCTGTCGAATTTCACTACCGCCGAAGACGCGACTAAGCGGCTCACCTATGCCGGCAGTGCTCTTACTGCAGGTGGTGCCGCAACTACCAATATTGGGATTAATGATACTATTGAAGTTGAAATCCCGTATTACAATGGCGACCGTTTTTCAACATCCAGAGTACCTACTCAGGCTGTATCTAACGGTTCTCATTCTGCTCAAATTGAGACTGTTTTGTACAAGAACGCTTCAAGTACAGACAGCGTCGACAATGCAGCGGTCATTCGATCTTGGAAGTCTGTTGGAGAAGATTTCACTTTCTTTTTCTTTACGGGATGCCCCATCCTATATAACAACCAGATCGTTATCCCTGCTTAGAGCACCAAAAAGGGGCGCCTTTTATTTCTACGCAAACAAACCCCGCTCATGGGTTTTTAAATATTAATGAGCGACCAGTCAATCGGGTGACCCGATTGGGCGGCTTTTTCTTATAAAAGTCGTTGTAAGGAGCGCAAGCTCTGCATTTTATGATTTTATATCTTATGGTTTTTAATGCAGGGCTTTCGTCTTGCAGGATTTTTACATTAGGTTACAATTTCTTAGAATTGCACTTACACAATGTACAGTTGTCACATAGGTTAACCATTCCTTTGTGTGAACCCAGCTGTAC